GAACCCCTTACGGGGTTCGGGTCTAACTTTCGTTAGCGCACCAGTTGCCTGGCGGAAGAATGTTCGGTAATTCCGGACCTTAGTTCTAACGTTCCAAGGACCTTCCAATGAGTGTCAGTGCACCGACCCATGAATTCGGCCTTTTTGAAAAGAAAGGCGACGAGCAGAAGACGGTATACTGGCGGGAGAACAGTGAATACTGGGATCCCCCCCTCATTAGGGATTATACGGAAGATTATTGGAAGCCTACAATAGCACAGTGGAGACGAGAGGGTTCCTCAAGTCCCGTGCGCATGATTAAGGGTTCGCCTTGGCGAGACCCCACATCATATACTCGTTGGGTCCAAAAACTCCACGGTATTGTTGGTGGTAATCAGACACGTCAAACGGGTTTCATCAAGGAAGTGCGTAACAACATTCCCTTGCCGATTGGCGCCGAGGTCTTCTACCCACGGATTTATCCGTCGGGCTTAGGAAGAGCTCCTATCCAGAGCGATATTCGGAATCAAGCCGAAACGGAATGCCTTATCAAAATTGGCAACCGTAAGACTGATCTCGGTACTGCACTGGTGGAGTCTGTAAAAACGTTAGGTATGGTCGCTGAGACCTCATCCTCCTTGTTTAGAGCGTTTATCGCCTTTAAACGAGGTAACTGGGGAGCAATTCCCGGCCATCTCGGAATGAGTCGACGCGATATTATCGACGGAGGTTGGGCTAACCAGTTTCTTAAATGGAAATTTGGTTGGCTCCCCCTCATGGATGATATCCATGGGGGTATCGAGCTTCTTAAACAAAAGCTTGAGCCCGCTCAGTTCATTCATGCTGAGCGAACTATTCATGACAATGTTACTCTTCCCGAGTTTCAAAGTTATGGAGGTTTCCGGACCAGTGGCTCGGCTAAAAGCCGGACGACTGTACGGTTGACTGGTCGTCTCTCGGATGTAACACTTCGCGAGATGAATCAAGCAAACGTGATAAACCCTGCTTCTGTGATCTGGGAGAGTGTTCCTTTCTCATTTCTCATCGATTGGGCAATGCCCATCGGCAATTGGTTGGAGGGCATATCCGCAACTGCGGGACTAGACTTCGTGGGCGGTAGCCTCAGTCACACGGCAGAGGGAAGTGCTTCATGCACTCTTCCGAAGCCTGATGGCTGGGAAGGTACGGAAACACGTTGGTCATCAGAGTTTTTCTCTTTCGAGAGAATTGCATATGGTGGCTGGCCGAAACCTTTACCTTACGCCGTTCAAAACCCGTTCAAAATCGGACGGGCGGCGACAGCACTTTCGCTGTTTCGCCAAATGCTCTGACAATCCCGTCGCAGCATCCTCTATTGAAAGCAATACAACATGCCTCAACTTCAGAACCTTGTCCTCACAGACAGGGCTGCGACTCCCGTTGCACACACCTTTGCTCCGTTGGAAATCACCAACGGCGTAGCGGCTGTGGCCGAGTCGTCGGGTATCCCGCTGGGCAACAATCGCGTGACCCTGTCGCTGACGCGAACGAAGGACAACGGCCGTTACAAGCCGTCGCTCAAGTTCACGTTTCCGGTGGTACAGACCGAGACCATCAACGGGGTTTCCCGTCCGGTCGCGGTTCGCACCGCCTACTGCGACATGACGTTCACCTTCGATCCTTCGTCTACGACTCAGGAACGCAAGGACGTCGTTGGTATGGTGCAGTCGTCGCTCGATGCGTCGAAGCAGCTTACCAATGACCTGATCGTCGGCCTGCAAGCAGTTTACTGACTTGTTCGGCTCGAGCGAAAGACTGGCCTTGAGCTTTATGCTTGGGACCATTGTCTTCGCGCTTGCCGTATTGGCTTTGGTACTCCTTCTTGGGGGCCAACACGCGCTAATAGCGAATGGAGAACCACGCTATGCCTATTCGGAAAGCAGCGTCACCAGACGCCAATTCCAGGATACCCGAGTCAGTGAACAACCTGTTCATCGACGGGATACTGAACCTACCGGAGAGCCCACGGGCTAACTACCTTAAGGAACAGTTTCTTAGTAAGTTTGTTTCTTCGGAAACAGACCCTCCTATTGTTCGACGTACGCGAGCCATTAACAAGTGGTTAGCGACGGAGAGGAATAATGAGGCAACGAATGATCGCCTACAACACGTATCCGAGGATTACCAAATTTTACCTTGGGTCACCTGGCGAGACTTTGTGTCGTTTGTTCAATCGTTCATTGCGCGGATCATCGGCGACGTGCCGCCTGAGGACTGCCTCATCGGCAGTTTCTCTGGAGGTGCAACGACAAGTCGTACGCGTACTTCTGGACATCCGTCCAGGAAGTATCTCGGGAAAGCAGACATCACACTGGCTGCCCTGCCGTGGTTCGAGGATTTATTCTCGACCTGCCCAGGGTGGCTATCCAGGTCCGATTACGATATTCGGATTGTTCCTGGGAATGTTCTGTTCACCGTTCCAAAGAAAGCTGATATTGACCGATGTGCTTGTAAAGAGCCTGACCTCAATATGTTCCTTCAGAAAGGCGTCGGGAATTACTTCCGAACAGCTTTAAAGCGTCAGCGGATTGACCTTAATGATCAGTCCGTTAATCGCGATCTAGCTAGACGCGGTTCTGAGGATGGCTCTTTAGCTACATTGGATTTATCTAGTGCTAGCGATAGTGTCTCCTCAGGCTTGGTGGAATTAATGTTACCACCGATATGGTTTTCTCTTTTGAACTCCATCCGTAGTCCAGTTACCATCATTGATGGTGAAGAACACAGCAACGAGATGTTCTCGTCGATGGGGAATGGGTTCACGTTTGAGCTAGAGAGCTTGCTCTTCTATGCTCTTGCGCGTGCCACAGCATTCTTTCGAGGCATCCCAGGCATCATAAGCGTTTACGGGGACGACATAATCTGTCCAACCGAACTCGCGCAGGACCTTATTCACGTCCTCGGCTTTGTGGGTTTCGAGACTAACATCTCGAAGTCCCATTTCTCCGGGGAGTTCCGTGAGTCCTGCGGTGGCCACTACCTTCGTGGCTATGATGTAACCCCGTTCTATTTGAAGGGGCCTTTAGTGAGACTGACTGACCTTATCCATGCGGCGAATAGCCTAAGGAAGTGGTCAGATAGCTCCTCGCTGGAGATCTTAGATTGCGAGAGTTGGCCTTTGTGGTTAACTCTTCGTGATTTAGTTCCTTCATCTCTTTGGGGTGGCCGTGATTATGCCTTTAAGTACGCCCTCGTTACTCCGCACTCGCCTCGTGGATTCCTCCACGAGAAAAGGTCGGTAGATAGCACAGGCGACGGAGGGTATTATCACTGGTTAAACATTACTTGGAACCGCGGTTCGCCGGGGGACGTGCAAACGTCTTCTCGGTCTACGGGGACTAATGCTTATCGCATTAGGCCCAACCGTGCGGTGAACTCGTACATTTCGCTCTTCTTAGAGGAGCTTGATGTTCCGAGAGTACCTCTCTCACGAGAGATTCCTTCCGAGTAACATCGGAGTGGGTGGCGGGATAGGATCCTGCTAGAAACTCATC